GTGTGGTTCACGACAATGAGCGGGATATCCTTGAGGGTAAGGTAAGGTGTTATCATACGGAAGAGGCTCTTGAGTTGCTTCGCGCGGGTCATATCAGCAACTGACTTCTGGTCCAGTGTATCTTGAACCTCCTTTCTGGATGCCAGATTGCCAATCGAGTCAATGATAATCATCACGCGGTCGTCACGTGCAAACTCATGAAGCTGCTGGAGCAAGTCAAACTTCAGCATCTCAACGTCAGTTATGGGTGAATGGACTATGGAGTCCATGGGCAAGTTAAAGGTCTTGAAGTAGGTGGGAGTAGTGCCAAACTCCGAATCATAAAAGAGCACAATCCCATCTGGGTACTTGGCAAGAAAGGCAGAAGCCAGTAGCAACGAGAAGCCGGTCTTAAAATTACGGCTCTGCCCAGCAATCATAGTTAGTCCAGGCGATAAACCTCCATCTATAGTTCCAGACAGTGCCACATTAATCATGGGCACTGTCGTAGATATCATATCTTTGTGTGTGTATATTTTTGAATCGAGTAAGCTTGATGTAAATTCAATCGTTGAATTCTTAAATATCTTGTCTTTTAATTTGTTCATCGAATATCCTTTAAAATAGTCTAGCTATTCTCTCAACCTCCCAGTCAATTGATTCAGTTAAAGATTTGATAGGCGCGAGAAATGCCTTCTCAAACTGCTTTTCTCTATCCAAATACTTCTCTAGGCCAAATTCTGGTGGCAAGACTCCTGGCGAACCGATGCAGGTGTCATAGAGAGGATTTGGATCTTTCAGGTAGCAGAACTTAATCTTGTCGCCATTACGGACAGGCTCAAGGTTCTTGAGTTTGTGCTTATCAATCATATAGTTATAAAGAAGTGCAGACTTAACTTGGACTGGTGTTCTTTTTATATAGAGCGTTTTTAAACTGCTATATTCCTCCAGCTTACTAACAGATCGTGGCGAAGCTATGTCCTCAAAGGGCAACTTGTAGAAGGTCTTCTTGAACTCGCGAACGTACTCAATAAGGTCATCCTCTGTCTTGTTCATGATGATGCTGATAGCTTCCTTAATGGCATTGCGGCACGCCAGCGGCGTTGACGAACGAACCGTCTCAATCCCCATCATCTTAAGCTTGGGAGTATCATACTGCACACCCTCATCGTTGAGCACATTGAGGATATACATTTTCTTCGCGCGCCAGAGCCCCTTGGTGGAGATAATCTCCCGCTTCATGAAGAGCTTTTCCTGGTAGGCATGAGTGATTAGACAGAACTCTTTAAACGCCTTCTCCAGATATGGCTGGATAATTCTACTGGAATAGTTATCAATAGCATCACAAATCTGAGCTTCTGTGGCTGGTGTTACTGCATCTAACTGATATAGAGTATCTGCAAATTTATCCAGGCAGATATAAACGGAGTCAGTATCTGACGCAATAACATAGTCAACATCTTCAGTCATCATAAGCTGGTTGAGATGAACATTCAATACCATCTCCACGAACCGAATAACTAACTGTCCAGTCGTAGTAACTGCCTCACCATTGTTATAAGAATACCAGCGGTTATAAAGGTTAAGCAGCGCCCCATACAGACTGTTTAACTGAATCTTTTTGGCCTGTTGTTTATTCTTGAAACGCGATACCTCTTTTGAGGCAGCGGCGATTTCTTCTTCTGGCGCACCATCTTGCTTGAGCTTTTCAACTTTCTGTTTCCATTCGAGCATTGCCTTCTTATAGATATCTCTATCTTTAAATTTGGCTTCCATGAGGGCTGGCATGAAACCCTGAAAGTCGGTCCTGTATTTGCATCCATTAGCAGCTACCGTGCAGCGCTCGCCGTCCGCAAGGCGCGTCCAATCAAAGTTAGGAAGAAGCTTCTTATCAGGCGTAAGACGGTACGCCTGTGGCACACCACCAATGAAAGGAAGTCCCTCAATCTGTCCAAGATAAGTGTCAGGTGAGATGTTCCACCCCATCATAAGGTGCGGGTAGAGTGACGTGAGGTCGAAGGAAACAACCCAATTGGACATCCCCTTACGCGGCTCCTTCACATAGCCGCCCGTGATATAGCCATTTGCGTGATGTTGCTTGAAGAAAGGTATAACTATCTTCTGCTCTATGAGGTAGTTATGAATGATGACATCCCAGGGACGAATGGTTGTCAGAACATCAATGTAGTTACACTTGGCGTCATAGGCCAACTCCTGGACCAGTTCAATAAAGCTATGCTTCTTATCCAGCTTCTCAACTAGCTCAACGTCACGGATATTATACTCTATGAATTTCTGATAGTTGTTACGGTAAAGGGCAAGGAGACTTCCGTACTCTGAATAGTCAAGCTTACGTTCACCAAGCTCCACTTGTGAGATGTAATCAAGGCGATAGGATTCGTGGTTAGTAAACGTGAACTTCCGAAAGAGTTCAAGGTAGTCAAGTACTGATATTCCCTGGAGGTCGTAGGCAACATTAACCTTGCCACGAACTTCTATCTCCTTTCTGTAGACATACTTCCAAGGTGACAGGCGCTCGGGCACCAGTTTCAAACTATCTGTTCCCGCACTCTGCTGACCAAGCAATGCAATACGATGGACAAGATAGGGAATATCAAAGAAGCGAACGTTCCAGCCTGTCACAATATCAAGGTCCAGGTTCTCCCAGGCTATGAGGAACCACTTAAGGAGTTCTACTTCATCAGAGAATTTATAATAGATGACATCGGGGCGAGTCGTTTCAAAGTCACCACACCCAAACACATAAACATCACCAGTAACATTATACTTCAAGCTGATAGCTGTAATGGGCTTATCAGCCGCTTCAATATCGGGGAAGCCGTCATCGGCGGCAACCTCAATGTCAAGGATGCCGACACGCACCAGGGAAGGATCAGACTTTATCTCACCAGGGAAAGCGTCTCTGATAAAGACGTATTCAAAGTTAGAGAGCCCGTAAAGATTTAACCCTCCAACGTCCTGATACTTTTCAATGAACTCCTTTGCCTCTGAGATAGAGGGGAACGTCTTTCGAAACGCCGCCTTCCCATCAATGGTCTTATAGTTCCCGTCTGGGTAAGGACCAACGAAAAGGTAGGGGTGATACTTGTGTTTGAGTTGAACGCGCTTGCCGTCTTTGTAACCACGATAGTAGATAGAATCTCCACGAGGGAAAAAACTTGTATAGAAAGACATTATAAATTCCTTGACAAGTTGCAGTAATAAAACTATAATATCCTACCCTCAAAGAAAGGCAAGAATATGACGAAAGATGAAGCCCTTAACCTTATTCAAAGACTCGAAGACGCCGCTATCGCTTCTTATGAATTCATCAATGGGATAAACAGGCGCGGCAAGATGGAATCAAGAACGAGAACAGAAGTAAAAGCAGCGAGAGCCATCCTCAAACACCTAACTGAAGAAGAAATAACCGACCGAGAAATAGAAGACTTCATCGGTTAGGAAGGGTTAAAGTGATGATACCACTTCTCTGCAATCCGCCCGCGCTTTATCCACTCTAAGTGAGAGGCTGGACGTTCGTAGTAACGGCACCAATTATAGCCTGCCTGATACGGCGTCTCAGCTTCCTTGAGCTTCCCATAAGCGTGTAGCTCCACATGCTGAAGCTCCCAGAGCGCACCCTTACATTGCTCCTCAATGTCCCCGTGCTTCATGTCATGCTTAGCGCCATCCCAAATGACATTGCGTCGGTCAGGATGCATCTGGAAGAGCCCACGAGCAAGCCCGCCGTCACCGACATTGTTGATATCAAAGCCGCTCTCTGCCTGAACGTTGGCAACCACACCACATGCCTGTTCCTTTGTCAGACCATTCGCTGTAAAGAAGTTATAGATACGACCAGGGATACTATTATCTTCTGGATGAACAGCAGCTATAGGACGTGGGTCTACTGCTGGATGTGGTGCTGGCACCGGCTGTGTATTCCCTGGATGATGGTGAGGATGTTTAATAGTTTCAATGGTATCAATTGTTTCAACAGTTTTTACTTCAATAACTGTATCATCATCAGCAGTATCAGCGGTCTGTATCTCATCAGCGACGTTAGCAACAGGAGCACTGACAACATTGACAACTACGTTGGCAACATTAGCAACCACAATAGGAGGAACAACTGGCACATCAGCAGGCTTCTGCCCGCGATAGGTACACTGAAAGTGCATCGGATCTATGTCACCATGGTAGCCACGCCACCAGAACCCGGCTTCCTGGAGAATGTTAACAAAGTCTATATTGATACCATGTGAAGTCCAGGGATGGGGAAAGGGATTGTGCTGGGGGTCCATGTCTACTGCAATGCCATAGGCATGAACAGACAGGCGCGAACCACCGCGCATTGCTCGGAAGTTGTAGGTGCCACCGCAGATATTCAGACGATGCTGGTCAATCCCAGAGGGTCCAAAGTGTTTAAGAACATCACTGAAAGCCTTATCAAAAGTCGGAACACAGAGCCTGTGAACAAGAAGAGTGCGAAGACGAACGTGCCCTTCTGAAAAGAAGAACAGGTACGGCGGCTCCCACTTAACTATATTTTCTTTATACCAGGACTGAGAAACTAACCCGTTCCGCCCCCTTGGATTACCATAAAATTGATTTAAACTTTCACTATCTTCGTGGGGAAATGCATACTGTGCAAGGCTCATAGAATATCCTTTAATGAAGTTTTTTGCCGTAGGTTTCGAGAGCAATAAGACTGATATGCATCTTCTGAGTATCGTAAAGATAAACTGGTGTCATCCCAGCTTCTTTGAACTTAGCAGAAGCATCTAGTATCTGTTTGAAATTATTGTTTGGGTCGCCCTTTAGTATTTCCGCCGATGCCCTAATCATATGTTCTGGGATTTGTAATACTGGAGGGACTCCTAATTCTTCTTCTTCCATATTTTCTCCTTTCGAAAATATTTAGTCCCGAAGATTATCGTTCTATCAAATCTATATGGTAATACTCTTTTTGACCCAAGAAGGACTCTTTCCTTTCAAACAGTTCAAGGGCGTTCTGACGATCTCTTTCTGATGCGTACCAATGATATGAAGAACCTTTCCAAACTTTATTAGAACGACCAAGCGTAAATTTCCAAAAACATTCAAGTCCAAATGGCTTGGCTTTATGGTGCCGCTTGGGTCCAACCACACCGTCTGTTGCAGTGCGACGGGAGAGATCTGACTTTGCCTCTCCTCTAAATTTACTTTTCTTGCTTCTACTCAGAACATTCTCTTCTTTCTATCTCTTTATGTATTTGCCGCCACCACTTCTTACCAAATGTACGGTAAGTCTGTCTCATTTTTCTAAACGATTGTGGCTTTACTTTCGTAACTTCAATCTCTTTCTTCTCACTTATAAATCTGACACAGGCTTGATAGGTGCGACGGGAACCGCACCACTCTCCATCTACCTCAATGTCAAGTAGAACCACACCCTCTTTTTTATTGGTGACTGGCTTCAATAAGACGTTAGATAAATCTGTCATGTAACCTTAGGCTTGTCTGTTTCTTCTGCTGGGTGCTTAGCTTGAAAGACAGGAGTAGTTGTAACCATGCGGCAGATTGCCATGACAACACCTATTCCAACAGCAACCATTCCCTGTTTAGGATTGTCATAGAAGACATTCCAATCTGTCTGAGCGAGGACGCCCGACGCAATAGTCAAAAAAGCAATTACGATTGTACGATAGCCCTTCATTCGTTTCTCCTATACACCAGTGTATGTAACATCAAATTGAACTGAACCATGGGGGATGTTCTTCTTCAACCAATCTCTCACAATAGAGAAGGTTATAAGATCCTTTGCTGCTTGTTCCTTGTCCTCTCCATAAACTACAGAGGGACAAACTGATAAAGTGTTTATAATCTTGTCGAGGTCAGCTTCATAAAGGCGCTGCCCTGGCAATAAGAACTCACCAAAGAGATTGTTCATATACTGGTAAAGCCGTTCGTCATCATGCCACTCAGCTAATAACAGTTCGACGCGAGTAATCTTGAAGCCATCCAACTTCTCATCATCATCAGGTCCAATCCACTTCGAACCTGTTAAACACATATCTAAAACCATTGTCCTCTCCTTATTTATCGAAAGTGAAGTAGCTATCCACGACAATCTTTAAATCGCGTGGCATTTCATCATAGGTATCAGGACTAATAATGCCCCCCAGAACCTGTTCATATTCATCACTGGTGAGGATATCCCGCGCCGCCGTAAGATAGTCGGTGCTGCTCTGCGGACGGAACTTAGAAATGAGAAGGGGTTTCGTATAGAAAGCCAACGCTGCTTGTGCGTCTCTCTCAGTAACGATTCCATCACAAGCCGCTATAATATCAGCATCAGAGTTATTATATAGCTTGCTGTCTCCATGCTCGCAAAAGTTTAGTAAATAGTTTACTAATTGACAGAAGCTCCAATGTGGCGCTACTTCCCAAGCTGCGGCGACTTTCTTCAGTAGATCTAGATGATGCTTCGTGTGTACGTCTGCCTCTAACACCGCATCCTTCACTAACATACCCAACTGCTTCCTGTCCTTCTCTTCCAGTTCGCTGATTCTTATAAATCTCATCTTGACTTTCCAAATGAATGTAATATGCTTCTAAGGCTTTGTGATATGTGTTTAAGGCGTTTTCATGGTCACGTAAAAGGGTAGGCATCTGGTTAATTTCTTGCGGCGTCAGATGCTTAACAGGCGTCGTAAAAATGGCTGGTCTAATGGGTTTAATAGGCGCTTCCACAATTTTCTCCCTGGCTTGAAAACAGTTTCTTGTTCCTCACTTCCTCCAAAGTAAAATCGGCTTCTGTTATATCAAAGTAATTGGCGCGGCGCTCGAAACCGAAGTAGCCGCGTTGGTTCGATACAATGAGTGTATGGTTGACGCGCACCCGTTTGTTGTCATGTGTGTGCCCGTAGGTCCACATGGCAATATCAAATGAATCCAGAAGATTGTGTTGATTTGATGCATAGGCGTCGTTGAACTCTCGCGACTGTTCAACGAGACACAGATGACTTGGTGCATGGTGGGTCATGACCACCGTGGGCTTGCCTTGATTTAATCGTAATGCATCCTCAAGGAAAAGCTTGGCATTAACATACTGTTTATAAATGTCAGGAACCACGAGTGTGCGCCCGCGCGACGGCGTAGGATACTCATCAAGCCGTTCCATCGTTCTGATACAGTGGAAATCATTCATGCCCTTCTGGATGGCGATGTGCTGCCACGTGCCAAAACCATAAGGAGCCCACAAAGTTGTCCCAATAAAGACAACGCCGTCAACCTCAGTCGTCTCGTTATCTAGAAGGATGGCATGGGGAGCATGAGCAGATAAAAATGTCCGAAGAATGTCCGCAGTGTCCTCAAAAATGCCACCATAGTGTTCATGGTTGCCCATAATAAGAAGCACATGCTTGTATTTAATTAATTCCTCTTGACAGAATTTGGTATAACGCTTTCTCCACGCCCGAGAGTCGGCATCTTGTGCCTTGGGACGCATGGGGGCGACGGCCCAAACGTCGCCAGAGAGAAGAAGGAGGTCACCACCCGGCAAATCAGCAAGGGCGTGGTGTTCGAGATGGAGATCCGAAGCGACCGAACCTTTCATTTATTCTCACCTTTATATCAAATTGTATCTATTTAGACAATCTCGTCACCAAGTTCCACGTCAAGTTCCAGGGGCTGTACTCTGACGTATTCAGCATCAAGATTGAGGAGCGGCACAACGCCAAGAATCTTTCTAATTTTTATCAGGCGCGCAATCGCATCCTTTATCGTGCCGTAAGTCACGGCATCCTTTAGACCTTCCTCAAGGTCAATCTGGACAGCTTCAAGATTACTATCTATGCTTCTATCTGTATGAAACTTAACAGTGTTGCCTTCAGCATCGGTAACCTCATCAATCTCCAGCGGCGGGAAAAGTAATTGTATAATCTGTTCTAACTTAAGCTCTGCCTGAGACGGCAACGGTTTAGATTTAAATACAAGCATCTATCAATTCTTACGTCCTATTGTATATTTACTTTCAAGCATCCAATTCGCTTTATCTTTGTACGCAATCACTTTAATCTGGTTCATGCTCGCCAGCGGAGCCTTCACCTTCTCTTCGTCTTTAATGGTAAGCAACTTCCAGTCACGAAGAAGAGTAATAATCTTATTCCGTCTTGCCTTATCCTCCTCAGAGAAGTCAGTATCCTTACCGTCAAGCGCAAACATCTCTTTGAAATGAACAAGAAAGTAACGCTTCTGCTTGTGAAGAATATGACAAGACTGGTAGAGCTTATTTTCTTTTCGCGATGCAATCCCTATACGAGTAAGTGTTTCACGGATTTTTAAGAAGTCTTCTTCAGTGGCAATAACCACTTCAACTAAACTATCAGGTACCATCATTACGCCCTTTATTATTTATTGTTAAGGGCGTCATTCACACCCTATTTCTAGGATGTATTTATTTCTTTTAGACTTTCTGCATGCTTTATAATCACTTCCATCTGTTCTGGCTTGAGCAGCGGGAGCACGACTTCGGCTTTAGCTATAGAGTAATCATAGTAAACAGCAATAGCTTCTACTTCTGGAGTCACTACATGCTTAGCCCACTTAGAGAAACGCTTCCTTCTCTTCACAGAATTGAAATAGAAATCATGCTGAACAAGAGGGTCAAGATGCGGTGCTGCATTCATTTCATTGGCAAGCAACACCGTATCAAAGAAGTAAGAGAACCCTTTATTCATGAGATAAGGCAGATACTCGTTCGCATTATCCCTTGTAACCAGCCGCGCCTTCACGTTCGACAGGTCGGCAAACACTTTCCAGGGGTCCAGGGGCAAAAGCTCCTCCTTCAATTGTATTAAACCACATTTTACAGGCAGCCCTAAACTTAGTTAAGTCTCCTCTTACATAGTCACCATTTCTGTAACCAGCTACATTCCAAACTTGCATGGCACGAATGTCTGAGCCATCTGGTTTCTCATGATAGATGACAATTACGGCAGAACCTTGTTTCGCTTTTGCTTCAAGAGTTCTTCTCTGTCCATCCCACTTGTCAAGCAATGTGGTATCATGGGGTTTCTTGGATTCAAAAATTAAGAAATGGCTTTTCCGCTCGACTTCCAGAGTTCGATGGTCGGTAACTGTAAGTCTAACCTCCACTTCTGCATCCCTATCGCCCGGTCGAATCTTCTTCGAAGAAGAGGTTAAAAAACAATCCTTTGTCATCGCCTGAAAGTCTGGCGACTGTAAAATAAAACAACCACTCTCACGACATGAGTGTCTTATATTTACATTCTTATTTTCTACATCAAAAATTTCTTCAAGAGTTTTCAAAATAACATTCCTTTCTTATTTGATTTAAACTTCTCAACTTCATTACCCCACACAGTCCATCCAGGCTTTTCCATGCGCCCAAATAGCTCCACACGGGGAACGTCACCACACAGCCCCTCAATACGCTCCACGAACTCATCAGGCTTCCTGGAGTGCTCCCGCATAGAAGAGTGAAAGACCTGTGGTACAGCCTGTGAATAGCGCTCATAGCCCTTTCCACGGATACCTAA